TTACTGACTGGCGCGCGCGGCGCGCACCGCGCGGACGAACGCCGTGCTGCTCTGGTTGTAGACGTAGGCGCCGCCGTAGCTGAAGTTGACGCTCCACGCGTAGCCAGCCGGCGACGAGGCGACGGGAGTGCTCGACCAATACCACGACGATTCGGCCTTGAAGAACGCGGTTTCGATCGCGGGGCTGAACCGCTCGTAGTCGACCAGGCTGAGCAGCTCCTTGATCGTCGGAAGGCGCCAATCGGAGTGCTTGCCGATGCGCACCGACGCGGCTGCAACTTTTGCTTCTGACCACTTGTAAGGCGTGCCAGCGCCGACCGTATCGGCCATCCAGATCAGGCCGGTTTCGCGATCGAGGACCTGCGACCAGGATTTGGCTGTCGGAGCGAGCTCCTTGCCCGTGCTGCTTAACTTGATGAAGCGAACGGACGCCGATTTTGACTTCGCGGCTTTTTTCTTCGGTGAGGATTTCATGAGCGATCCTTGGTTTTTGCGACGGTGGATTCGGCAGCGCCGAACCGCAGCGGTTTCGGCAGCCAGGTCTTGAGCAGCGGCTGCGCCAGATCGGCGAGCTCGGATTTCTTGAGCTTCTCGGCCTTGCCGATGACGGCCTTGTCGACTTTGGCCTCCTTGAGCGCGGCCAGGATGGTGGCGGCGTTGACGCGGCCGAGGTAGTTGTCGCGCTTGGCCGTCCATCTCGGCCGCATGTTCAGCTTGAGCGCTGCGGCGAGCGGCAATGCGCGATGATCTCTCTCGTCGCCAGCGATAACATCGATGGATTCGGCCACGCAATAGACGAGCAGGCGCTGTACGGTCTTGCCCGCATCCTTGATCAACCAAGCGAGCAGCTCATCCGACTTCTTCGGCAACATGGCCTGCAGCGCGACGCGTTCGGCGCCGAGCTTGGCGATGTCAGCATTGCCGTCGACGGCCATGCTGAGGCGTTCGGCGCGCAGCGCCTGGTTGGGCGCCTGAGTGTGCTCATGCTCGATCTTTACCGGATGACTATGCGCCGACGTCGTCGGGTAGAACTGTTTCAAGGCAAGCCGATGTGTCAAGGCGATTACGGCGCTGCCTGGCTGGGCGATCATCTCGGCGGCGATCGCGAATGTGGCGGCCGCAGTGAGCTCGCGCAGGAGCGCCTCACTATGGCCTGGCTGCTGCGCGACCGTTGCGCCGGCGCCCGCTTTGCCTTTCTTCGCGTCCTTCTCCTGGCGCAGCTTGCCCTTGACCAGGCCGCGATAGATGACCAGGTTGCCGCTGTTACGATCGAGGCCAATCATCGCGCCGCCCTTGGCGAGGATCTTCGGATCCCACTTGGCGTGCGCGTCTTCGATCAGGCGCAGCTCGGCCTCGATCGCGCGGCAGCGATCGCGTAATTCGCCGGCCTCATCCTGCCGCTCGGTATCCCAGATCTTGCGCGACATCTTTCCGGCTTCGTCGCGCTCGAGCTTCAGCGCAGCGACCTGTTTTTTCTCGGCGTCGTCGGGCTTCGTGAACCCGATCGGCTCGGCGCGCGAATATTCGTTTAGATCCTCATATTGGGAGATCGTCTCGCGCACGATGACGAACGACCAGCCTTCCTTGCGCACGCGTTCCTCGACCTCCGCGAGCTTCTTCGTGGCGAGCTCCTGCAGGAGGCGTTTGTCGGTGATGTAGCCGGCATCCTTGTCGCTGAAAAGATCGCGGTGCACGTGGCCGCCGGCGCGCTCGTATTCGCGCAGACCGACGAAGCGGGCGACCGGATCCTTGGCGATATCGATTTCGCCCTTCGTGAGGGCCTCGCGCAGCTTGTCCGGCGCGCGGCTCCATTCGTCTTTTGACTTGCCCCAGGCCTTCTCCTGCGCGGCATGATCGTCGACGATCGCGAGCGCCATCATCTGCGCGAGCGTGATCTTATCGTTGCGGAATTGCTCGAACAGGCTTGGCGCGACGTTGGCCAGCTTGAGGCGGCGCTGCACGACTTGCGGCGTGACGCCGAAGCGCGCGGACACGTCGTCGACGGACTTGCCCTGCGCGATCATGTCGCGGAAGGCGACGAACTCGTCGGCCGGGTGCATGGCCTGGCGCACGGTATTCTCGGCCAAGCTGGCGGTGAGGGCTTGCGATTCATCGATCAGGCGGCAGGGGATGCCGTCGCGCAGCTCGGCCGGCAAACGGTTTTCTTTCGCGAGCAGGCGCAGCGCGCGCGTGCGGCGGCAGCCGGCGACGACAGTGTAATGCTCGAACTCGCTGGCGCCGGCGAGCGGCGAGGTCGTGTCGCCGACGACGGTGAGGTTCTGCAGCAGGCCTTCGGCAGCGATGGAGGCGGCGAGCTCGGTGATGCTGATGCCGTTCGTCTTCCGCACGCCATGCGTGGCTTCGCTGAGGCGCTCGATCGGCACGGTGATCAGGCGCGGTTCGATGGCGGGTGTGGCGAGCTTGTTCATCGGTATACCTTTGCGCAATTTGCGCGGTTAAAGGACGGTGTCGCGCGTGATCTGGTGACGTTTCACGGTGGCGAGGGTGGAAAGATGGCGCCGGCCGGCGTTCCATCGCTCGAGGTAGCGATCGCATCCGCAGCAGACGCCGACCGACTCACCGCGGTCGACGACGAGCCAGAAGCACGGCTTGCCCGTCGCCGGATTCGTGCAGGCATGGAAGTCGTCGCAGCCGCAGCCGATGCAAATGGCCAGTTCGATCAGCTGGAACATGTCAGAGCGTTGACTCGATCGCGCCGAGCACTGCGGACTTGAGGCCGTCGGGCATCGGATCCGGATGCAGGTGCATGAGCGCAAGCGCCATTGTGCGCAAGGAGCCGCGCTCGACGACGACGCCCTTGGTGACCAGCGCGCTTTCTGCGGCCGTCATCACGTAAGCGCCAACGGTGAGACCGCGCGTCACAGTCGCCGACGCAGCTTTCTGTGCGATCGCGATTGCCTTGGCGGGGGGGGCAGACTTACGGCCAGCTTTGCGGCCTGGCTTGGCTTTGCCGGATCCAGATGGGCGTCCGCGTTTCTTCGGCGCCGGCGCATGCGCGATTGGTTCGGCCGAGCGCTGTTTCGCGACCGCGGCCTTCGCCGTCTTCGCGATCTTGCTGACGATCTTCTCGGCGACGTTCTCGGCGATATCCTGTTTCGGCGCGCGCTTGGGAACGTAGCTCGGATCGATCAGATAGGTTCCGCTGCCGCTCTCTGTCGGCGCCTCGCGCATTACCTCCCCCGATTCGCACATGGCGAACAGTGGGCTTGCGACATTCGCGGATGTAACGCTGTCGTCGTCAAGTGCTTCGCGCACCTCGCGCGCGGTCATGGGTCCGGAAGCGGCGCGGAGTACTTCGCGAATGCGATCGGCAAGCGTCATGGTTTGGCCCTCGGGTTAATTAGCCGCGACGATCGGCGGCGCGGCATAAAAGGTGTGCGCGCCCAGGCGGCAGACGATGCCGGCGCGATCGATATGCGCGTCCTGGTCGAACGCGGTGGCGGCACTGCAGGCGAACGGCACCGGCGCGGTGCCGGCGATCACCTGGTCGGCGATATCGAGCGCGCGGGACCAGGAGGCGGCATCGATGCGCTCGGGATGGCGCGGCGTTGGCCAGCGATCGAGGCCGACGAACTGGCCCGGCTGCAGGGCGACGTCGCACAGCGTGCGCGGCCAGCGGCCGGCGGGATCGATCGCGCGATTGATGACGACTTGCATCGTCGCGGCCATGCCGGCGTCGCCCTGGTCGCGCGCTTCGCTGAAACCGACGAGCGCAAGGCACGTGCGGCCACTGAAATCGACGAGCGGCGCCGGCGGGCGGTCTTCGTTGAAGTCGAGGCCGGCGGAGATAATGGCCGCGAAGCCAAGGAGCTTGGCGAGGGCCATCTCAGCGATCGAACCCGTTGGAGGAAATACGATCGACGCTGCATGTGGCAGGCAGAGCGAATACGCCGGAGGCATATTTGCCGCCGGCCGGCCCGCACACGTACACGTTGCCGCATGCCAGAACGACCATGCCGCGCTGCCATGCGACGGGGCCGGAGAACGTGCAGGATTTGCCGGCGAGCTGGATGATCACTGTCGGCGCTGTGATGAGAATGAGCATCACGGCGAGAGCGAGCCAGGTCTTCACGCGACGCGCCTTTGCGTGGCGATGCGCGCGCGCTGTGGATTGGTTTTTGGCAAGCGCTCACGCGCCAGGCGCAGCAGCTCGAAGGCTTCGCGGCCAGCGGCGGTGATCGAATAATGGCGCATGCCGCCACGGTCGATGCGCAGCGAAACGTGCCCGCGCGCGGTGGCGACATAGAGGATCGCGCCAGCGCGGCCCTGCTTGGAATCGGCGGCATGCGAGCACTCGGCCAGCGTGAGCTCGCCACGCTCGAGCAACGCGGCCATGATCGCATCGGTCGCTGCGCTGGTACGGTCGGCTCTTACGCGCGGCATGCGTCGGCGTCCAGCGCTTCCGCCGGCGACTGCTCGGCGATGGTAATAAAGCTGCGCTCATGCATGGTGATTGAGATCGACTCGCCCGGCGCGAGATCCTGGAACTGCTGCAGCGCGGCCGGCTCGCCTGGCGCGATGTCGGTGCGATTGATTGCAATGACGAGCTTGCGCGATGCATCTGCGCTCAGAGCCATTTGAAGTTTTGCGGGCATCGCCGATCCTCTTGCCAAAAGTCCAATTACTGACTGGCGCGCGCGGCGCGCACCGCGCGGACGAACGCCGTGCTGTCCTGGCCGCTGACGCCGGCGACGCCGCCGTAGAAGCTGACGCCCCACGCGCAGTCAGCCGGCGACGAGGCGTCGGGAGAGCTCGACCAATAGAAATCGGATTTCAGCCTGAGCTCAGGATCGGCGGCAGGATTGAAGCGCGAGCGATCGCGAAGCGTTTCAAGCTCTTCGATCGTCGGCAAGCGCCAGTCGTCGAATCCCGCGCTGCGAAACGATGCCGCTGCCTCCTTGGCATCCTTCCAGTTCATTCGCTTTTCGGAGACGTCAATCGCGGCCCACATCAGGCCGTTTTTCTCGTCGAGGAATGCGGCCAAAGTTGGCGCGCCGATCGGCCGACCGTCGCTTCCAATTTTTATCATCTGCACTGGTTTCTCCTTGGGTCAGGCGCGCGGCATGGCGCGGTAAACTGAAGACAGTTCGCGGATGCGCAGCTGCTCGGCGCGCAACTTGCCGGCGCGGATGCAGGACAGCGTGTCGTGCCCGACGCGAATGCCCCAGGCGACGGCCGCGGTGGCGTTGCTGTCGGTGCATCCAATCTCGAGCGCGTGCCGCGTGACGACGCTGCCAACGGCTTCGGCATCGAGGCGATCGGCAGGCTTGGGCGCTTCGATCGCGACGTCGGTTTCGAACGCGGCGCGGAATGCCTGGCCGATCATGGAATCGATCATGGCGTCGTCGATCATTGCGTGATGCCCGCGAGGAACAGGCCCCAACCGGCCACGGCTATGCCGATGCCTATGCAGGCAAGCAGGAAAAAGAACAGGGTGCGGCGCGAGGGCTGGCTGCTCATGGCAGCGCACCGAAACAGCGCGAAAGGCCAATGAGCAGGCCGAGAACTACGCCGATGATGGCTGCGGCGTAGGGGTGGGTACGAGCGTTCGGATCGTAGACCCAGAAAGGACGAGGCATTTTGCGCTCCGCTGCTATGCGGTGCGCATATTAGGTCCGGCCTAATTTATTTGTCAATAGGCACAGCCTAATATTTGTTCTTATTCCTGAATGGTGGTCAGCACGTCGTTTTCAAAGTAGAGGTAATGGCGATCACTATACGAGCTGCCAAAGACCCATTGCTCGCGCACGCCGCGCGAAGTCTCAGTTCGATTTTTGCTAGGCCAGCTGCCAAGCCATGGGTTGTATTTTATTTTCCCCTCATCGATTTGCCTTAACCTCGTCGGGAAATCGACTTTCTTATTTTCTTCGATCGATTGAAGCAATACCGCCTCAACTTCGGACTTCTTCATTCCTACGCGTGGCCGCCAATCGCTAATATCAGCAGCGAGTGCCGGCGCCGGCGGGGGCGCTGCGGCACCCGTGCATGCGGCCTCGGTCCAAGCGCCATTGGCGTCCTTACATTTGTAAGATGCGGCGAGCGCACTTAATCCGGCGATAGAGGCTAATAACGCGATCGCGGCGATAGATATCGTTCGCATGGCCTAATCCTTCGACCTTGGTCGTCTCCAAAAATGCGATTTTAGCGTGTTCAACTGCGCTGCCACACAACCGACAGGGGGTTGGTAATGGTAGATTTCGACAAGTCTGATCCTGTGTTCCTTGCATGGATGGGGAAGCAAAAAAGGGCGGCTGTGCGAACTAGCTCGCCTTTGCCCCTTTACGACGATCTTGTTCGACGATACCGAGCAATTCTGCAAGCAGGCCCGTCTTCAGTGACGCGCCTTCAGCTGCCGCTCTGTTTCGAAGATGCTCGGCAAAGGACGTCGCTGCGGCTGGTATATTCGCGGCCAGCGCAGTGATCAAGCTAGCCGCGACCATGCCCAATTCATCGGCGGTCGGCTCAGCTTGATCGCGTACTCGACCTGGCGCCTGCGGAGAAATTTCGTAGGCTCCAATTCCGGGTGCGAATGATGGCCCTTTGCCTTTTCCCCAATAAAGCCACTCGAAGCTCAAATCCCAGATTGTGCACATGCGTTGGGCTTTGCGCGTCGATGGAAGGTGATTGCCGGACAACCAAGCCGAGACGGTTGGCGGCTTAACGCCGAAAAGCTTCGCGAGCCTCTCTTGGCCACCGCGATCAGCGAAACCCTTTGCAGTCAGCACCTTGCGTAGACGTGCAGCAAATTCGCCAGCGTCCGGTAGCTCGTCTTTGGTAGGCATCGCCTAATCCTATCGAAATAAAATTAGGGCCGTCCTATTGACACAAAACTTAGGACGGACCTAACATGCGCGGCCATGAGCTACGAAGCCCTCGACCGAGCTATCGCGAAATTCCCGAGCCAGAAGGCTTTCGCCGATGCGCTTGAGGTGAAATCGCCGTCTGTCTCTGAATGGCGGGCGCGCGAACGCGTGCCTGCTGAGCGTTGCCGAGACATTGAGAAGCTCACTGGCGTCACTGCCGCCGAGCTTCGTCCTGATCTATTTGGCGACGACGAGGCGAGAGCGGCTTGAAAATGAAGCGCAAAGAATTGGCCGTTTCTAGCGGCCCTGAAATTATTCGAGGTAGGTTTTCTCCGAGATGGACGGCTGAAATAGCCAAGCATCTGCAGCGAGGCCACCACCGCAAGGTCGCCGCGCTATTTTCCGAACGACCGCCGCAGCTTCTCCATCGCTTCCTCGACCGGCTTGATCGCCTTCTCGCGCTGCGTGGCGAGGAACTTGTCGAGGTTGAATCTGTGGCCGCACTTCGCGCAAATACGGTGCGCCTGCGTGTTACGTGCCGGCTTGAGAAATTCGTCGCTGCCGCACTTATTGCAGCGAATCGTGATCTTCGTTCCCATCGCGGATCTCCGGTATGTGGATGACGTTGCACTCGGAAGTATACCGGCCGATCCGCGGCCAATTCACGACGGTAGATCGCAGGGCCTTGCCGTACTTTGGCCGCCGAGCTTGGGCCGTCTTTTTCTCCCCGTTGCCTGCTCATGCGGGCATTCCATCACTTTGCCTGGAGTAGGGCATGTCAATCATTGACCAAGGCGGCATAGGCGCGCTGCCAACGCGATCGAAACTGATCGCACGGCGAACAGAGCAAGCGATCGCGGTCAGCGGATTGAACGTTCTCAAGTTCGCTTCGCGCGTAGCCGAGAAGTTCATCGCCAAGGTGCCGCAGTTCCAACGTTGCGTACAGTTCTACGAGCCAGGTGCGACGCTGGAAAGCGCGCTGCATGCGGAGCTGTCTAACGGAAAGCTGGTCGACCGATTCCTGAAAGGTATCGTGAAGTTTCCCGCGGATCTCGAGGAATGCTGGGTGGACTCATTGCCCGAGCCGCATCGCAGTGATCTCGTGCGCGAGCTCGCGTGGCGATACGGGTTGCTCGGCGCCAAGCTGCCAGACGCAGCGCATCATGAACATATTGCGCGCTTGGCTGATGTCCTGGCCGACGCGGGCCGCACGGCCGTCGCACTCGCACCGCTATTCGAGAAGGGCCAGCTGAACGTCGAAGGCGAGAGCGGCCCACGCATTGCGCAGTCGATGCTGTCGATCGACAAGTCGATCGGCGATCTGATTGGACTGAGAGAACAGATTGCGGCGCAGATGCGAGGCACCAAGACCAGCACGCCATCGAAGCGTAGCCGGTAATGCCGCCATGGGGTGAGGCAGCCCGCACGCTTGATGCGCTGCGTTGGTTGGCAGATGACTCGCGCAAGCCAACCAGGCAGCAGCTCGCCGAAGCGGAAGCGATCCTTGCCGAGCCGCCGGCGAACGATCCTCAAGCATCGCTCGCGTTCCCGAATCCCTTCCCCCCTTTGATTGAAAAAGAAACTCGCGCGCCTCGGCGTTAGCGAGTCATCACGATGCGCACAAGTATACAAATAGAAGCAAGCCGGTCAAAAGGTACTCCCGTGCCGCCTTGAACGCGGGTAAAAAGACCGCGTTTTTGCCGTAGTTAGTGGGGTTGAAAGTTACTGAAATCGGGGAGTTTAGTCGGTCGTTTTCGCCAGCGACGTCGGACATTAGAACAAGATGATCGCAACGAACTACGACGACGTCCTCGATCAGCTCCGCGCCGCCGGCCTCATCGTCGACCGCATCGAGCTAGATCGCTGGATCCGCGTCCGCGTCGAAGGCCGCGGCCGTGAGAAATGTGGTTGGTATCGCCTGGTCGAATGGTACTCGCCGTCCGGCGAGACGCTCATCGTCGGCAGCTTTGGCTTTTGGGAAGGCACCGGCAACAACGCCAGGCGCGTCGAGCTGCCCAAGCGCGACGGCGGCAAGCGCCAGGAGCTGACCGACGACCAGCGCGACGCATTCAAGCGCCGCCTGGCCGAGGATCGCAAGAAAGCCGACCAGCTCCGCGCCGCCGACGCACGCCGGGCCGCCGATCGCGCCTCGAAGGCCTGGGCGCAATGCGCGCCGACCGGCGAATCCGATTACCTCGCACGCAAGGCCGTCCAGGGCTACGGCGTGCGCTACTCGCCGTCGGGTGCGCTCGTCATTCCGATGATCGACACCGCCGGCAAGCTGCACGGCCTGCAGGTGATCCGATCACGCAAGGTCGCCAAGGCCGATGGCGCGCCAGAGAAACAGTACTGGCCCGCCGGCGTCGTCACGCGCGGGCATTTTCACCTGATTGGCTCGCCGCAATGGATCCTGCTCATCGCCGAGGGCTACGCAACGGCGGCCACGCTTCACCAGGCCACCGGCTACCCGGTCGCCGTCGCCTTCGATGCGAACAACCTCGGCCCCGTCGCCACCGCGCTGCGCAAGCGCTACCGCCGCGTGCAGATCCTCATCTGCGCCGACGACGACATCCTGCGCAAGTGCAAGCATTGCAAGGCGCGCTTCGTCCTGGCGCCCGGCGTGCCGCTGCTCTGCATCGCGTGCGGCAAGGAACACGGCCAGGACAATCCCGGCGTCAGCGCCGCCAGCACCGCGGCCGTCGAGGTCGGCGGATCCTTCATCGTCCCGCAGTTCCCGGATCCGGCCGCGCGCGCCGCGCTGTTCATCGACAAGGGCGTCAAGCTCACCGACTTCAACGACCTCTACGCGCTTCCCGAAGGCGGCGGCACGTTCGTCGTGCGCAGCCAGGTCGAGGCCCGCATGCTGGAGCTTGGTATGCGCGCTCGATACGAGCTCGCGGCGATCAGCAACGAGAACGGGGCCGGGGGGCGGCAGAGGTTACGGCCAATCGGCACCGTCGACGAGCTCATGCACCGTTTTGCACTTGTATACGGCCAGGGCGGCGCCGTCTTCGATCGCAACGAGCACCAGCTCGTCTCGCTCAAGGACATGTCCGACGCCTGCGCCTACAAGTACCTGCACCGCACCTGGATGGAGTCGGCCGACCGCGCGATCGTGCGCATGGATGAAGTCGGCTTCGATCCCGGCGGCGAAGACGCGAAGATCACCTGCAACCTATGGGCCGGCTGGCCGACAACGCCGTCGACCGAAGGCAAGTGCGACAAGCTGCTCGATCTGCTGCGCCACATGTGCCGCGGCGAGGATCGCGCAGAGCCGCTCTATCGCTGGGTGCTGTCCTGGCTCGCCTATCCGCTGCAGCATCCCGGCGCGAAGATGAAGACCACGCTCGTGTTGCACGGTCCGCAGGGCACCGGCAAGAATCTGTTCTTCGAAGCGATCATGGCCATCTACGGCCCCTACGGCCGCATCATCGACCAGGGCGCGATCGAGGACAAATTCAACGAGTGGGCCAGCCGCAAGCTATTCCTCATTGCAGACGAAGTCGTCGCCCGATCCGACCTCTACCACATCAAGAACAAGCTCAAGGGCTTCATCACCGGCGAGTGGATCCGGATCAACCCGAAGAACATCGCCGCCTACGACGAGCGCAACCACGTCAACATGGTGTTCCTAAGCAACGAGGCCGTGCCTGTCGTGCTCGAGGAAGACGACCGCCGGCACACCGTCATCTGGACGCCACCGAAGATGTCGCAGAAAGCCTACGACGACGTCCTCGCCGAGCTGCGCGCCGGCGGCGTCGAAGCCTTGCACGATTTCCTCCTGCACTACGATTGCGGCGAATTCAACCCCGGCACTGCGCCGATCGGCACCGACGCCAAGACTGAACTGATCAACCAATCGCTCGACAGCACAACGCGCTTCGTCTACGCCCTGCAGACCGGCGACATCGGCGCCGTCAAGTATCAGCCCGCGCTCGCGACCGAGGTCTACGCGCTCTACAAGTTCTGGTGCGCTCAGGTCGGCGAGCGCCATGCGCCGCTGCGACGCCTCGAGAACGCGCTCGCGCGCAAGCACGAAGTATACAAATCGCGCAAGCGCTACCTCGACAAGGGCATCGCCAAAAACCCGCAGGCCTTTTTCATGTTCACTACCGAGCAGCCGGAAGGCTTCGTCGAGCAGGCCTGGCTCGGCAACTGCGTCGAAGAGTTTCGCGACGCGGTCAAGGAATTCCGAGGTACGGCCAGTGACTAGCGCGCTGAACTTCGTCACGTGCACCGGCCGCGTCGACGCCGTCCCGGCGGATCTGCCGCGCTTGCACATCCTGATCCCGAAGGGCAGCTATCTCGGCCAGGTCCGCGGCATCGGCTGCCGGCGCTGGCGCACGGTCACCGGGAACTGCCGATCGGCGCAATCCGCGCTTTCGAGGGCCGTCTCGGCGATGGGCAAGCGCGACAAACGCGCCCGGGCGCTGTTCATCGATAGCTCGCCGTACTACGAACCTCACGTCGCGATGGAGGCGCACCGCCGATGACGTGCCGGATGTGCCGGATTCAATGGCCAATGTGCCGGATTTCAAAAACTGCCGCAGACCGCACGGCAGCATGGTTTGTGCGGCTTGTGCCGGAAGTGTCGCGCCCACTAGATGCGCGCGTAGTGATTCCGGCTATCTATCCATCACGCGCACCTTGCGCGCGCACGTACCCCCGCACATCCGGCACATCCGGCACATCGCATCCAACGTCGCGCCGCGCTTGCGTTTTTCGGCGACTCGCATCCGGCACACAACCCGGCACGTCGTCGCGAACCCGGCACAAATGGCGTCCGCGCGCGCGCGCGATCGGTTTTTTCCTTTGCTGTCCGAAAAAAAGGGAAGTGGTAGCGCCATGACTTCCCTGCCAGAAACCGCCACGCTGCGCCAGTTCGCCGACCTGGTGCCCTGCAAGCCGTCCTGGGTCACCCAGCTCAAGGCCGACGATCGCCTCGTTCTCACCGAAGACGGCAAGCGGGTCAGGGTGCGCGAATCCCTGCAGCGCATCGAGGACACGCGCGACCTCACGCGCGAAGGCGTCACCCGCCGCCACGCCGCCGGCCGCGCCGCCAAGGCCGCGCACGCCGCGCCGGCGGCCGCCGCTGCGCCGCCGGCAGGCGAGGGCGACGCATCCCCGCCGCCGGCGGCAGAGCCTGACAGCGACGCGCCGGCGCCGGCGAAGGAGTCTTCCACGTTCCAGCACTGGCGCGAACGCGGCGAGCGCGCGAAGGCCCTCGCCGCCGAGCGCGAGAACGCGATCGCCGAGGGCAAGCTCATGGACGCCGGCGCCGTCGTCGACGCCGTCAAGTCGCACTACGCCACATTGCGCGCCGGCCTCGAGGGCCTGCCGGATTTCCTCGCCCCGCAGCTCGTCGGCGTGCGCGAAGAGCCCAAGGTCCGCGCGCTCATCGCCGAAGCCATCGAAAGCAAACTCACCGAACTGTCGCGCGCGTTCGGCGCCGCCGCAAAGGAGCCAGCATGAACCATATCTCGCGAACGGTAAGCGACCTCGAGGACTATGAAGAGGCCGAACGCATTGCCGCGAAAATCCATGCGCTCGCTGCCGCGAACGTGCGCGCTTTTTTCCTGCGAAAAATGAGCAGGCTGCTCGGTTTTGCAGAAGCGATGCCGAAGCCAATGAGCCGCCGCAGGCGAGCTGCTCTGGCATTCCTCTATCGGTATCTGCAGACGTGTATTCGCGGCGCCGAACACATCTATATCGATCAAAGCGTGCAGCGCGCGCGACACGCTTATATCGCCGCGCGCCTTCGCGACACGTTTGAAGCGCGGCCAATACGCGTTGCAAACATTGTCGCCATCCGCTTCGCGCGCCGCCAGCGTGACGAACTCGATGCATGCCGCATCGGCTGCCAGAACGAATCCCGCCAGGCCTGCATCAAGCGCCTGGTTAGCGCCGAGCATTCGCACCTGCAGATCCTGCGCACGCTCATGTCGCCGGAGCTGCGGCCATGAGCGAGCTCAATCCGAATCATCCGGTGCTCACGACTATGCACGACCACTGGCACAAGATCGCCGCGATCCTCATGAGCAAGTTCGGCCTCGAGCACGTGGTCATAACCTCGGTTGATATCGGACGGATGCCGGAAGGCATGTTCATCACAGTGCAGGAACTCGACGACGGCCTGCATCTGAAATTCGTTGACGAGAAAACAGCGATCGCGCTCGAGCGCCGCGAGGGAGGGCTGCCAACGTGAAAAATATACTTCGGTGGATCAGCGATCGCTGGGTCAAGAAAGAACCCTGCGTTTGCCTGACCGATGGCCGTCCGGTTCCGGAAGACGGATCGCATCGCATCGCAAGGTTATGCCGAAATGGCCAGCATGCGGGCTACGTGGTGCTGTGCGATGAAGAGCGCGCAAAGGGGTTCGTAAGGCCCGTGCGTATGTCCTACATTCACGTCGGCGTGCGGCCTGAGTTTCCGACGCGTGATCTGACTGCAGAGGAAATCGAGCGCTGCTCCGGTGAGGACTATATGGCGTTCGAACCGTATCCGCCTGAGCGTGCGCCGGCGATGGGCCGCTATTGGACCGCCGCTCAGCTCAGATCCGGCTGCGGTTCGCTCACGACCATGTGCCGCGCGCTCTCCGAAACATATGCTCGTGATCCTGGCTTCTATGGCGCGACGTTTTGCTGCCGCTGCGGCGCGCACTTCCCGGTCGGCGCGGATGGCGAGTTCATTTGGGAAGAAGACGGCACGAGAGTCGGGACGTGAACGCCGGCGCCACAATCTCCCGCTGCGGAAAATTCCGCTACTCGCTCACGCGCGAATGGCTCGGCGGTGACGGCGTCGTCGCGTTCATCATGCTCAACCCGAGCACGGCCGACGCGATGCAGGACGATCCGACCATCCGCCGCTGCATCGGCTTCGCGAAGGCCTGGCGCTATGCCGGCCTGGAGGTCGTTAACCTCTACGCCTTCCGCGCGACTAGGCCGGCCGACATGTTCGCCGCCGAGGATCCGGTCGGGCCCGAGAATGATGCGCATATCGTCGAGGCCTGCGCGCGCGCCAGCATGGTGATCGTGGCCTGGGGTGCTATCGCTGCGCTGCGCCGCGACCGAGTCGCTGCAGCGCGCGCCATGATACGGCGCGGCATCTATGCTCTGGGGCTGACCAGCGCCGGCGAGCCGCGCCATCCGCTCTACGTGCGCGGCGACGCGCAGCCGATCCGGTGGCCCGTATGACGCCGCTGGTTTGTCCGCGCTGTTGGACCGTCGCCATCGTCGACGCGCCGCCGAAACTCGGCGAGCCGCCGCACACGTGCCCTTGCCTGGATCGGCCGCCTATCACGAAGCCGATCGCGCTCGTGCGCCTGCGGCTGCCCGATGACTACGAACTGAGGAAAAAGAATGAGCCTGCACAACCTGCTCAATAGGATTTTCGGCGTTGCCGAAGAAATCGACGGCGACGGCCGCTGCGCGACCTATCTCTTTCGCTGGGTATTGCTCGTCACGAACCGCGGCAAGCTCTATCTGCACAAGTTCATCGGCGACGATTGGTCGCTCGATCTGCACGATCATCCCAAGCGATTCGTGAGCATAGGCCTGTGGGGAAGTTACCTCGAGGAAACGCCGGCCGGTACGCGGCGCTGGCGCGCACCCTGGGTGCGCACGTTCCCGGCGGTCTATCAGCATCGCCTGACGACGCCGTGGGGCACCTGCTGGACGCTCGTTTGGGTCGGCCGCGTTGAGCGCGACTGGGGTTTCTGGCATGAGGGAAAGTTCTACGAATGGCGCGACTACGTGTGGGGCAAGGACCGCGCGATCGCCGACAAGATGAAGGCGTGCGACTGAGATTCCATGAACGCCGCCGCCCAATCCTTCGCCCAAGCCTCGACCCTCGTCGACGCCAACCGCGCGATCGCCGCTGCGATCGCCCGCGCGATCGCGCCACGCAAGGTGCTCACCGTCTCGCAATGGGCCGATGCCGAGCGCAAGCTGTCGTCGAAGGAAGGGCCGATCACCGGCGACTGGGTCACCGCGCGCAACCCGCCGCTGCGCGAGCCGATGGATAACCTGTCACGCGGCAGCGGCGTGCACGAGGAGGTTTGCCTGCTGCCGATCCAGCTCGGCAAGACGGCGATCGAGCTCAACGCAATCGGCTACACCATGGATCACGATCCATGCCCGATCATCGTCTTCCTGCCCGACGACATCACCAAGGACGCGTGGACGTTGTCGAAGTTCAACCCGATGCTCGAGAACACGCCGGCCGTGCAGCGTGCGCTAACGACGACGAACAGCCGCGACAGCGCCAACCAGCGCGCGTTCAAGGATTTCGCCGGCGGCCAGATCTTCGTCGAGCATGGCAAGACCGCGTCGCGCATGTCGCTGCGCACAGCGAAAAAGGTCTACGTCGACGAGCTCGACAAGTTCGCCAATGAGCTGAAGTCCGGCGAGGATCCGCTCGAGCTGATCCGCGGCCGCGTCAGCGCGTACCCGTCGAGCTACCAGATCTGCTACATCGGCTCGCCCGGCATCAAGGGCGTCTCGCGCCTGGACGAACTGTGGGACAAGTCCGACCAGCGCGAGTACCACGTGCCGTGCCCGCACTGCGGCCACGAGCAGCCGCTGCTGTGGGCCGGCCTGCAGTGGGAAAGCGATCGCAGCCGATGCTGGTATGTCTGCGCCGCCAACGGCTGCATGATCGACGAATCGCACAAGACCGAGATGATCGCGCGCGGCCGCTGGGTGCCCAAGCACCTCGAGATGAAGATCCGCGGCTATCACCTCAACTGCCTCTACTACCCGGTCAACATGGGCCCGCGCTGGCTCGACCTGGTCAACATGTGGCTCGATGCGCAAGGCGACCTGGCCAAGCTGCAGGTGTTCGTGCAGGAGCGCCTGGCCGAGGCCTGGGAAAACGCTGCCACGCGCAACGTCAAGGCCGCGACGGTGAAGGAACGCGCGGAGAGTTATCCGCTCAAAATCGCGCCGCGCGGCGTGCTCGCCGTCGTCGCCGGCGTCGACGTCCAGGACAACCGCTTGCCGATGCACATCCTCGGCATCGGCCGCGGCCCTCGCCCTGGCCAGCTGCGTGTGTGGACGCTCGACTATGACGAGCTGCCCGGCGATCCCGCCGAGGACTACGTCTGGAGCCTGCTCACCGATCGCCTCAACCAGACGATCGAAGTCGAAGGCGGAGGCATCCTGCGCGTCGAAGCCACCGCGATCGACCTCATGGGCCACAAGACCGAAGCCGTCAAGGCCTACGTGCGCCGCAAGGCCATCCGCCGCCCGATGGCCGTCTACGGCGCCAAACAGGCCACAGCTGTCGCGCTGTCGCGACCAAAGCTCGCCGACGTCAACTGGCGCGGCCTCAACGACAAGCGCGGCGTTCAGATATGGCAGGTCGGCACCGTCGCAATCAAGGATCTGCTCTTCTCCTGGCTCGCCGCCGACGCGGATCCGGAGAAGGTCGGCGACGACGGCCGCACCAAGGTCCCGCGCGAGCTCGCCGATCGCCGCGTGCACTTCTCCGATCAGCTCGACGACAGTTTCTTCAAGGGCATCGTCAGCGAAGTTTTCAACCCGCGCACCAACCGCTACGAAAAGCGCAAAGGCGGCGGACGCAACGAGCCGCTGGATACCTGGGTCTACGCCTACGCCGCCGCCTGCCATCCCGAGCTGCGCCTGCACCGCCGCTCGAAGGTCGAATGGGACCAGGCCGAAGCGCGCCTTGTCGCGACGGGCGGTTCAGTTGAGACGTCGACGCCGGCGCTGCCTCAGCAGCCGCCATCGCCCGCGGAATCTACGAAAAGTACACAAGTGCAAAAAGTTCCACGTGGAACGGGTGGCGGCCATGGCGGCGCAGGCGGGTTCGGTTCGAGCGAGTGGAGTGGGCGGTTATGAGAATTCGACTTGCTATTGCTTGGTTCGTTCTCGCGTGTCTCTTTCCAGGTCGGCTAGGTCGAGCGCCTTGCGCAATTGTGCGACGGCCTCTTTCGTCATCCCGACCATCAAAGGGGGAGATTGACTACCATCTTTTTTTCGAAGCACAACTTCTACTGCCAGGGTTTCCTGCAGAAAGTCCCAACGGGCGAGTCGAAACTCTTGCACAGTTACTAGCGGGTCGACCGCTTCAAATTCCACGCCGGCGCTCCTTACGCGATCGAGACGATCGGCATCATAGCGGGCAAGCGCGTACCAAAGAAAACGGAAAAATTTCCAAATGAAGGGCCGCATCCAATCCGGTGCGGCGCTGAAAGCAGAGCTGATCACAGCGGCCTGCGAGGCGACAGGTCAGTCGGCCGAAGCCGTCGCCGTGATCGTCGGCCCAGTTGTTCGCCACCTGCAGGAGAGCTACGGCGGCGACCGCATATATATCCCCAAGCCTGGAAGGGTGCTGGACCTCGAGCAGGTCTATGCCGATTACCTGGGAAGACTGCCCGAGCGGGAGATCTGCCGGCGCCATGCAATAAGCCGGCGCACGCTCAGTCGCATCATTGATGAAGGGGTCGACAGCGGCTCGCTCAAGCCGAGACGTTTCGGCACGAAATAGCGAAAACCGCATTCCAATGCGGCAAGTGCGTCCCAAACTGTACAAAGATTGGCGCAAAACGCGTCCCTTTTTGCCTTACTTGGGACGCACCTTTGCGTAGATAGTTTCGTTCGCCCATACGAACGCCGGCGTGGAACAGTTCCGGCGGATTCCAGAGCGAACGCTTTTGAGCCAAGCCACAGACATGCTCGCCGCCTACATCGCGGCCGAGGCCGCGGTACTTAAAGGCCTGAGCTATCGCATTGGCGATCTCATGCTCACGCGGGCGAATCTCCCCGAGATCATCGAGGGCCGCAAGGACTGGGAACGCAAGGTCGCTGCGGAAAACGAGATTGCGCTCGGCCTGCGGCCTGGCATCGCGCTCGCTAATTTCGGCGACCGCTATCGCTTTGGCAATGGCTGCGAAGGATGGGGCGGTTATGGCTGCGGTGGTGGCTGGTGGTGAGCCGCGCTCCCGAAATCAACGTCTTCGAACGCGCGATCGCCGCGATAGCGCCGATCCATGCGGCCAAGCGCGTTCGCGCGCGTATGCAAATCCTCGCTTTCAACAATGCCGCCTATGAGGCCGCAGACATCACGCGTCTGCGCAAGCGCGCGCGTGATTTCGGCAGCGGCAACACGGCTGTTGGTAGCAGCGCGTATCACACGCGCCTGCAGGCGCGTCACCTCGGGCGCAACCATGACATCGTCGTCGGCGGGTTGCGCACGATGGTGCAGAACATCATCGGCGCCAACGGCATCGGCGTCGAACCGCAACCGCGCGACCAGAATGGCGACATCATCGAATCAGTCGCGCAGCAGCTCAAGACCGGCTGGCGTGAATGGTGCAAGCGCCCGGAAGTCACGCGGCAGCACGACTACGCGAGCATGTCGCGCCTCAAGGCGCTCACTCTGTTCCGCGACGGCGAAGTGTTTCACCAGGACCTGGTCGGCCCTGTGCCATACCTCGAGCATGGCACCAGCGTGCCTTACTCTGTCGAGCTGATCGAACCAGATCTGCTGCCGCTCGATTTTTCCGACACGTCGCGCAACATTCTGCAGGCGGTCGAGTGCAACACCTGGGGCCGACCTGTCGCGTACTGGGTGTACAAGACGCATCCGGGCGATCCCGGCGTGTTCATTCCGGACATGAAGCGCATGTCCGCAGACATGATCCGCCATACCAAGCTGATCGACCGCATTGGCCAGCGCCGGGGTATGAGCATCCTCGCCTCAGTACTTACGCGCCTGGAGGATCTGAAGGACTATGAGGAATCCGAACGCATCGCCGCCAAAATCGCGGCGTGCTTCGCGGCAGCAATCATCAAGGGCGATAAGACCGACTACACCTCGCCCAGTGACGGCAATACGCCATATGCGCAGCGAGAACTGCGCATGCAGCCCGGCATGGTTTTCGATGACCTTCGCCCCGGCGAAGACGTCAAGACGATCGACAGCAAGCGCCCGAATGCGCAGCTTGAGCCCTACCGCAATGGTCAGCTCCGCGCTGTCGCCGGCGGCATGGGCGTGTCGTTCTCATCGCTCGCAAAAAACTACATGGGCACATATAGCAGTCAGCGGCAGGAGCTCGTCGAGCAATATGGCGGATACGGCGTCCTTGCATGGGAAATCATCGCGACTGATACACGTCCTGTCTACGAGCGGTACGCCGCTGTTTCGCTCGCCGCCGGTGAGCTAGTCGTGCCGCGTGGCGTGCGCATCGCCTCAATCGGCGACGCGCTCTATCTGCCTGTGCAGATGCCGTGGATCGATCCGCTCAAGGAAGCGGAGGCGATGGCTCTGATGGAAGACCATTGCTTCATGAGCGGCCAGGAGATCATCCGGCGCCGCGGCGCAGATCCCAATGATGTGCTCGACCAGCAAGCCGCATGGCTTGAACGCAAACGGCTGTGGGGGATTCCCGAGCCATCGAATCGCGACGGTTTCCGTCTCGGCGCAGATCCCGGCGCAGCTGGCGCGCCGGATCCGAATGCGGATCCCAACACGCCACCGCCTGGCGTCGACCCGAATGCCAGCCACGCACTGTCGCCGCGCGCGTTCGCGCGTCGCCGATTCCTTTCCGATAAGTACCCCGAGGAAACCGTATGAAGCGCACGTCGCTTGCTGTTGCAGTGATGGTTGCAGGGCTCTCCGGAATCTTCGCCGCCGCTGATGGCGGCGAACGTTCACACCCGACCAAGTCGGTGATGCGCGTCACCGCACTCTCCAATGGGGAGGCCGAACTGATCATCTATGGATTCATCGGCGACACGTGGTTCGGCGAGGGCAATCTCGCCAGCGCCATCGTCACGCAACTCGGCCAGATCAGCGCCAGCACGATCCAGGTGCGCATCAATAGCCCTGGCGGTTCCGTGCCCGACGGCCTGGCGATCTACAACGCGCTGCGCCGGCATCCCGCACGCAAGGTCGTCACAGTCGACGGCGAGGCCTGCAGCATCGCGAGCCTTATCGTCCAGGCCGGTGACGAACGCATCATGCCGGACAACACGCTGCAGATGATCCATGCGCCGTCGACGATCGTATCCGGCAACGCGATCGATCTGCGCGAGTATGCCGATCAGCTCGATACCTGGGCGACCGCGATCATGGCCAGCTACCTCGCCAAGGCACCCACGAAAGCGACCGAACTCAAGAACGTCCTTACCGACGGCAAGGATCACTACTTCACAGCCGAAGAAGCCGTCGCTTTCGGAATCGCCGACAAGGTCCTTTCGTCCGCGCCGGCGCCTGCGCCGGATGAAGCCGCGGCCACCGCGGCCCTTCTCGGCTACATCGACGCCATCTCCAAGGCGCCCGCGCCGATCGTCGCGCGCCTGCGCCGCCACATCGCTACCGCGGCCCAGCCGCAGATTTTCGCCTCACTTCCGGAGGCCAACCAACGGGCAGTGCTCGCCCACATCGAGGATCCAACCATGCGTCAGAATCTTCTGAGTTTGATCGTCGCGAATGCTGCAGGCGCCGCAGCGGCGGCGCCCGCCGCTGGTGCGGCCACGACAACTGCCGCGGCAGCAGCGCCGGCCGCTGCTACCACGGCAGCAGTGCCCGCAGCCACTACTTCCGTCGCCGCCGGTGGCACTGCCACCGATCCGATCGCTGCGCTCGAGGAGCGCAATCGAGAGATTCGCACCGTTTTCGACAATTTCCGCGAAAGCGAAGGCATTCGTGAGCTCGAAGCGACGTGCTTGGCCAATCCGCGCATGACGGTCGAGGCGGCACGTCAATCTCTTCTCAACAAGATCGGTGGGCGGCAGCAACCGGCGCGACCGGCTGGCGGCGATACGAGCCAAATGCAGGCTGGCCAGGACGAAGCAGAGAAACTTCGCGAAGCTGGGGTCAATTACCTTATGGCGCGCTCGGGCATGTTGCCCGTCGCCGAAGCCGAGCGTGCGCGCCAGGGCAATCCGTATCTCAATACGTCGCTCGTGCAGATGGCGGAGCGTTCGCTGATCCGCGCCGGCGTCAACACGCGCGAGCTCGATCGTGAGCAGATCATCATTCGCGCGCTGCATCCGAACGTCACCGCGGCGCAGACGACCAGCGATTTCCCGATCCTGCTCGAGAACACGCTGCACAAGATGTTGCAGGCAGGTTATCGCCTGACGCCGTTCACCTGGAACCGCTTCTGCGCGACCGGAACTCTGGCCGACTACCGACCGCATCCGCGCTACCACCTGTCGTCGTTCTCCGACCTCAAGGTCGTCAATGAACATGGCGAATATGAGCAGGGCGTGCTCGGGGATGGCGAGAAGGAAACGATTCAGGGCGCTCGCAAGGGCCGCATCCTGAATATCACGCCGGAGGTGCTCATCAATGACGATCTGGGTGCGATCTCGCGGCCCGTTGTCGCGCTCGGCCAGGCAGCGGGGCGTTCGATCGAAAAGGACGTCTATGTCGTGCTCGCCGCCAACCCGGTGATGAGCGATGGCACCGCGCTGTTCCATGCGGATCACAACAACCTCCTGGCGTTAGGCGGTTCCGCGCCAACGGCTGGCGCATGGGATGTGGGGCGCCAGGCGCTGGGTTCGCAGAAGGATCCGGGTGGCAATGACTATCTGGACATTTCGCCGGCGTTGTGGCTCGGACCGCAGTCACTCGGTACGCAGGCGCGCGTCGTGAACACGTCCGAGTTCAATCCGGATGACACGAAGAATCAGAAGTACGCGCCCCCGAACACGTCCCGCGGCATGGTCCGCGATGTAATCGATACGCCGCGCCTGACCGGCACGGCCTGGTATCTGTTCGCCGATCCGGCTGTCGAGGCAGTGCTTGAGGTCGCTTTCCTCAATGGCGTGCAGACACCGACGATCGAACAGGAAATCAACTTCCGCACGGACGGCCTGGCATGGAAGGTCGTGCACCGCTATGGCGTCGATGCCGTGGGCTGGCGCGGCGCCTGGAAGAACCCCGGCGCGTGAAGCGCATCCGTAACTGCTGACCAACTTCGAAGAGGAAAAAGTCATGGCAAAGAACATCGTTCACGAAGGCGGTCCCGGCAGCGTGATGCCGTGGACCAACAACACTGGCAGTGTCGTCGCGTCTGGCGCACTTGTCATCGCAGGCAACACCATCGGCGTCGCGCTCGTCAATATTGCCAACGGCGATGTCGGCAGCGTTGCGATCGAAGGCGTCGTCAGTGGCGTTCCGAAGACTGCCGGCCATGCGTGGGGCCAGGGCGAGAAAGTCTTGTGGGATAGCTCGGCCGCAGCCTTCGATTACCGCAGCGCCACGCCCGCCGCGAACGACGTCGCCGGCGGAGCGATCGCATGGATTGCCGCAGCATCCGGCGACACGACCGGAACGATCAAGCTCACGCCGGGAAACACGGCTGTTGGTGCCGACTCTGTCGCTGGCCAGGTGGCCAACCTCAACACATGGGCTGCTGCCCTGGCGACGAAGTTGAACGCTGACGCCGGCGTAACCGATACGAACTACGACACCGACCCGCAGGCGTAATGCATCGAGTACTCGCCGCGCGTCGACGTGATGGGGCGGCGCGCGGCGGGGAAAGATTCCGGACCTTGCAATTGCGCACGCGCGAGCGTGCGCAACTTGGAGGGCCTGAAACACAAGGCACTCACGCACACAACCCTCACACGGAGCAATCAGTCATGAAACGATTCGGAATTTTCAGCCTTCTCGCGATCGGCATGCTCGCCGTCGCGGCATTCGCGTTCCCAATGGACATCCTCGCCGCCCAGGTCACGCCTGGCATCCATGCCGGCGCCCTGGCGATCGCGCAGCCCTTCACCGATCCCGGCTTCGGCCTGGTGATGGCAGGCGCTGCGTTCGGTACTCACGACTACTGGCATCCGATCCGCCAGGTGCACAAGCATCCTGCGGTCGTGCCGAATTTCGTCATCGCCGCGACGAGCGCAGATTGCCCCGACGGTATCCTCGAGATCGACCAGGCCACCGGCTTCTCCAAGCTCCTCGCGTTCGAAAGCCTGCGCCAGCAGTGCGCCGGCTCGGCCGATCCGAACGTGCGCCAGCTCGCCCAGGGTATGCCAGCACTCTGGTCCTACGATCCTGCCGTCGATCGCGACGACTTGACCGAGGAGCAGAAGTTCAACGTCGTGACGAACTGCGCCAAGGCGACGACGCTTTCGGGCAGCACGAGCTACTGGACGGCGCCGACGATGAACACACCGGATCCCAGTGGCACTTCGCGCTGGATCGAAGGCGACGTCATCCCGAATGCCGGCGCTCTGCCGACGAACATCGGGTTGAACGATCTGCCGGGCTTCGCGCAGGCGATGCTCAAGCGTTCGGCGCTGGCGCTCTGACGGCGTGAAGCACTGGGCCGACAAGGTCGACTGGTGGCGGGCGCTGGGTGCGTCCGCTGCCCTTGTCGGCAGCGTCGGCTTCTTTCAGGAACGACTCACTCGTCTCGATGTGCGCCAGGACGGCAGCGCATCGGAAACCTCGCAGCTGCGCGCCGACGTGCGGGACCTGCGCAACCAAGTCATCGACTGTGGGCGGAATCGATGAATGACGTACTCACTGATCTCTCGATCACAGGATCTGCTGCAGCGAGCGCAGGCGACGGACGAGCTTTCGCATCGTCACCACGAGCGCATGCACAACCTGCTCGAAGAGCGCAAGGAAGCCCTGCAGCTGATGCGGCAGCTGCTCGAGGACTCGGAGACGAAGAAGCTGGAATTCGTCGCGCTCGAATCGAGAGTCTTCGAGATTGTTGGTCGTCTCGTCCGTGGACCGAATGGACACGTCTGGAAGAAAGAATTTCCGGACGGGCAGAGCGCGTCGCAGTTCTATCAGGACATGCACGGCCTGGTGAAGTGGATGGCCGAACGCGCGCGCATAGCGCAGACGACGCCAACGGATAAGGCCACGCCCAAGCCATGACGATGCTCTCCGACTACTTCTCCCTCGAGGAACTGATCCATTCGCAGTATGCCGCGCGCCATGGCATCGACAACGTGCCGCCGCCGGACGTGCTCGCGAACCTCGGTCGCACCGCGCATCGCATGGACGACGTGCGAAAGCGCCTCGGCGCGCTGCCGATCATCGTCTCGAGCGGCTACCGCAGCACGCGCGTCAACTCGGCGATCGGCGGCGTCACGTTTCCGCCGAGCGCGCACACGCTCGGCTATGCCGTCGACTTCACCTGCCCGACGTTCGGGCCGCCGCTCGAAATCTGCCAGCGCCTGGCCGCGCAGGCGGATCTCGCGTTCGACCAACTGATCTTCGAATACGGCGCCTGGGTGCATATCAGTTTCGATCCGCGCAACCGCCGCGAACTGCTCACGATCCGCAGCTCGGCTGAAGGCTACGTGCGCGGCATCGTCGATTTGCCGCCGATAGAACGCGCGCCGGTCAGCGCCGCGATCGCGCGTCGGAGTGCCGCATGAATGGGCGCCTGGCTGGAGGGCCTTCACGCGGGAACGGCCTTCATGGCGCTTTCGCTGCTGATGGGCGTCGTCTTCATTCTGTGGATCCTGTTTCGCGTGCAGCGCGAGACCAGCGACCTGGACTTTTCCGACTGGTTGCGTGGCACGGACCGCAAGGCCAGCTGGTCGAAGGCCGCGGCGATCGGCGGCTTCGTAGTTGGCAGCTGGTGCCTGATCATGATCACGCTCGCCGGCAAGGTGCCGGACGGCTACTGGCTGCTGTTCCTCACGTATTTCGCGATCGTCATCGGCAACCCGGCGGCGATCGAGCTTGTGAAGCAGCGCGACCCGCGGCCGCCGCCAGTACCTCCGACCACTGCCACGGTCACGGCGGAATCCGGCCAGGCAGTAAATGTGCAAATAGGGCAGCCACCAGCCGGCGGGAGCACCTGACATGATCGGCGCAATCTTTGGTGCAGTCTTCCGCGGCGCGTTCGGCTTTGTCGCGCCGATCTTCGCTGCGATCCCGCCGAAGGCTTGGATGATCATCGCCGGCGTCGTCGCGGTGCTGATCGCCGTGCTGTTCTGGAACCATCACGAGCGCGCGATCGGCGAGGCGCGCAGCAAGGACGCGATCGCCACGCTCGACAAGACGATCGCCGACCTGCAGGGCCAGCTCGGCGATGCGCAGAGCGCCAACCAGGCCTGCGACGGCTCGATCACGCGCCTCGAGCTCGACAAGGCAACCTGTGAGAAAGGACGCCTCGCAGACCAGCAGTTGCAGGCGACCACGATCGCCGCGCACAACGCGAGCGAGATCAAGCTCAAGCAAGCCGCCGCCGTGGCGCGCACGAAGCTGCAGGAACTGTTGGCGGGCCGCTGCAAGGCGTGGGCTGACGAACCGGCATGTGGGGTGGAACCATGAAGATCTCGGCCGCGATCGCGCTGGTCATTCTCTTACTGTTCGCGCCGCCGGCGCGCTTCCTGTTCTACGTGCGCCTGGCGCTGGTATCAGCGTTCGTGTTCGTCGCGAGCGGGTGCGCGCCGGCGCCCGCGAAGCAGCTCATCAAGACGCGCGACGTCGAGGTCACCAAATACGTGCGCGCACCGATTCCGGCCGATCTGATCCAGGACCGCATCGTCGTCGAGCCCGCGCCGAAGTGCACGCTCGACGGCAAGCCGCGGCTATGCAACGGCCAGACGGCGACCGTGCTGCAGGATTATCGCGACACGCTCAAGCAATCCAACGCCGACAAGGCCTCGCTGCGCGAGCTCAACGCCGCGCAATTGAATATACCGCCGACCGACCATGGCCAGCCCGGCGCGGGGGAGCCCGCGCCGGTGCCGGCCGAGGGCCATCGGCCATGACGCAATCTCATAAAAACATGAGCTCGCGTCGATCCATTTCGGGCAGTTCCCGTAGGTCGATAAGCCATATAAGCAGCCGGCAGTGCGATCAAGCCTGCGGCGGGAATATGGCCTGCCCGGATATTTCAGTGGAAACGTCGTGATCCGCTGGTTCTGGTGGGCGCTATTCCACTGCTGGCATCGCGACCATCTGCGCGCCTACGTTTTTTTCGTCAAGCCCACTCACCGGAGATTGAAACTCGTGAACCCGATCAATACCACCGCACCCGTCCAGGCCGTCGTCGTTTTGCAGGACAACGGCACCACCGTCGCTCCCAATTCTGTCGCGTGGGCCAGCTCCGATGCGACGATCGCCACCGTCAACGCGTCGACCGGCGTCGTTACGCCGGTTGCCCCAGGCGCCGCGATGATCACTGCGACGTGCACCTTCGTCAACGCGTCGGGCGACACGCTCACGGCCGTCGGAACCGGCACTGTCACGGTGACAGCGATCGGCGACAACCTGGTCGCGACGGTCGACTTCCAGCCGATCGCCACTGCGCCTGCGGCCGCCGCGGCCGCCTGATAGCAGACGAACGTGGCCCAGCTCGCCTTTCGCCAGCAGATCGCCTCCGATATGTTCGAGGGCCTGGTCGATGCTGGCATGGCCGACAACGGCACCTACACGCCGCCCTATCCACCGGGCGGCAGTCCGGTTCCGTGCCGCGTCGTCATCAATCGCGGGCAGGCGCCGTTCGGCACGTTCGGCACGGTAATGGGCGAGAAGACGACGATCCGCTTGCTGCTGGCCGAGGTGCCGGCGCCATTGCGCGATGCAACGATCGTTGCGGACGGCCGCACGTTCAGTCTGGTGAAGGAACTGGAGAACGATGGCGCGCTTTCGACCTGGAGCGTGAAGTGAGCGCTCCGACCGCCGATCCGATCCTGCTGCAGATCATGACGGCTTTCGCCGCGGCGCTCGCGAAGATCTCCCTGGCCAACGGCTTCTACAACGACGTCATCGCCGCCGGCGTCGAGCCGCTCGCGTTCAACGAGCAGGACAGCTATCCGCAGATCGTCGTGCAGATCGAATCGAGCACGCTCAGCGATTCGAAGGCGAGTGCCTGCCAGGATACCGCCGTGCTCACTGCGCACGGTTTCCTTGCAGTCGCCCCGGGATCGGCTTACTCGACCGCGTGCAAGTTGCTGGACGACATGACACGCGTGGTGCGCTCGATCACGCCAAAGACATTTCGCGTCGGGCCGGAGCCGGATCTGGGTTATGTCAATGGCAATCCGTCGCTCGTCGAAAAGTGGGACTTCGAGCTCGGCCGTGAAATCGTGCCGAGCGAAATTGCAGAAGGGTTTCTCGAGGTGATCGTGCGCGCGAGCGTCACGTATCGCGATTTTTCACCGCCCCTAGTGGGCATCTAACTTCAAGAGGTATACGTCATGGGTGCGCACGTTTTTTCGGGCAATTTCCGCATCGCCAAGGTCGACAAGAACGGCGTCGTCCAGGGCGGATTCCTCGGCATCTTCAACACGACGAAGGCAGAGCTCGTCGTTCCCGCGCCGGACAAGATCCAGCAGATCAGCCGCATGAACGGCACGGCCGGCCAGATCGTCTCCTCGGCGCAGCTGCCGAAGCCGACGTCGCTCAATCTGTCGATCGACGACACCGACGACCAGCGCGTGCTGGCCTACGCGCTCAACGGCCTGTCCGCGGCCTTCAGTCAGTCCTCCGGCTCGATTGTCGATGAAGTGATCACGGCGCCGGCTACGCTGGGCGACTGGGTCGCGGTCGCCAATCGCCAGATCAGCACTGTCGTCCTCACGAATAGCGGCGGCACGACAACCTACGCCGCGGGCACGGACTATGTGGTCGACGCGGCCGCTGGCTTCATCCGCATACTCGCCACGGGCACCATCACTGCAGCCCAGTCGCTCAAGGTCGATTACGCCGCCGCGGCGATCGCCGGCCACGACGTGCAGGGTGCTCTCGTCACCTCGACGTTGCTGCGCATCGATGCGGAGCTGCAGAGCCTCGTCGACAACAGCAAGGCGCGCCTGGTGGTGCCGATCTACAACGCGTCTTCGAGCGGCAACCAGGACTTCCTCGGCAAGAACATGCTCGTCGCCGGTCTTTCGGGTGACATGTTCATTCCGCCGCAGGGCTCGGCCGCGAACACCGAGACCGGCGGAGCACCGTTCCTGCTGCGCCGCTACGGCTGACGCTTTGCCAGTAGCGAGATCCATACGAATCCGCGGCCACGGATGGCCGCACATGCTTATGAGCCGCCATGCCGTTTCGCATCGAAAACCTCAGCGCACTCGCCCGCGGTATCGATCGCCTAGCGCGGCTCGCCGACGGTCAGACCAAGCTCATCGACAGGGCGACCGTAACGGTCTTTCGCCGGCTTCCTCCGCAAGCGAAGCGGGACATCGGAGCGCAATATGCGCTGTCGTCGCGCGAGATAGGCAAGCGCCTGTCCTGCAAGGTTGACAGGACCAGCGTCACGCTCAAGGGCCTGGGCCGGCCGCTGACGCTGATCAAGTTCAAGGCCAAGCAAGACGCCGCCGGCGTCACTGCGCAGATCGAGAAAGGCAGCACCGTCAGCATTCCGCACGCTTTCATTCGCGTGCCCGCCGGCGCGCCGGGTGTGGGCCCGCAGGTGATGATGCGCGACGCCGCATACACCACGCTGCCCGACAAGGTCTACGACATCGCTCTCGTCGGTCGCAACAAGCACGGCTACCCGATCCTGTTGCTCGGCGGTCCATCGACCGCCGACATGCTGCGCGACCCTGGGCGAGAAGATCGCCTGAGCGATTTCGTGCAAACGCTGTTCGCCGCGGAAGTCGATCGCCTGGCCGAGGTCGCGCGAAATGGCCAGTAACACGCGCGACGAAATCATCAAATATATTTTCGACGCCGTCGGCGGCGAGAAGATCGATGCGATCAAGGATTCGATCAAGAAGGCCGGCGAGGAATCGCAGAACGCCGGCACGCTATTCGGCTTCCTCGAGGACCATCTCGGAAAAATTGCAATTCTCGCCGCGGCCGCCGAAGCAGCGTTCAAGACGATCGAGTTCGGCAAGGAATCGCTCAAGGGCGCCGAAGACGTCGAGGCCTCGCTCTCTCGCGTCAAGGCGCTAGCTGGCCAGGCGGCCGACACGTTCGGCGAGATGGATGCTGCGGTCGAGAATGCCGCGCAGGCCGTAAACGTTACCTCGCAGACGTCTGCCGCCGGCCTGGCCGCGCTGGTATCGCAGGGCCTCGCCGCAAAGGATGCGCTCGATGCGCTCGTGCCAACGCTGCAGCTGGCGAAGATCGCGAACATCGACGTATCGAGCGCCGCGCAGCTCGTCGCCGAATCGCTCAAGGCGTTCAACATTCCCGCGAGCGACGCGCAGACGGTCGTCGACCAGCTCACCGCCTCGAGCCACGGCGCCGCCGGCGGCCTGGGCGCGATGTCGAGCGCGGCCGTACAGCTCGCGCCGGATGCGAAGACTCTCGGCCTCGCGTTCACCGATATCGTCTCGATCCTGGGCCTGCTCAACAGCAAAGGCCTCGATACGGAAAAATCCGTGCGCGGCCTGCGTACCGTATTCCAGGATCTCGAGAACCCGACCAGCAGCCTGCGCGGGCAGCTGCTCGCCCTCGGCGATGGCACGAACGACTTCGGCGCCGCGATCGCCGCGCTCACGTCCGGCACGCCGCGCGCAAACGAGGCGCTCCTCACGCTCAACGGCCCGGCGCGTAGCCTGGTCGAGACGCTCGGCCAAGCGGGCCCCGATGCAGTCGCCAAATTCAACGCACAGCTGCAGCAGACGCAGGGCATTGCGGCAACCACCGCGGCCGTGCTCGACGACAACCTGCGCGGCGCGGCGACGAAGTTCGACAATGCGATCGCGCTGATCGGCGAGAAGCTGGCCAAGCCGGTCCTCGCGCCATTCAAGGACGAGCTCGAGAAGCTCGCGAAGCAGCTCAGCGATTTCGCCGAATCGCCCGACTTCAAGGAGATTGAAGACGAAGCGGTGAAGATGGCGACCAACGCCGCGAAGGCGATCGACGATTTCCTGCAGGGCATCGACTGGAAAACATTCGCCAGCGACGGCAAGGAAGCGATCAAGAGTCTGGCAGCCGATATGAGCGCGCTGGCCGAGTCGGCCTCGACGGTCGCTTCGGTCATCGGCAAGACTAGCGACGTCCTCGGAGGCTCCTATCATCTGCTCGCCGCGACGGTCGACGACGTGGTCGCCGGCGCGGCAAAGGGCGCCGACGCGCTCGTCACGCTCGGGGAAAAGGCCGTCGGTGCCTCGAAAGGAAGCGAAGCGCTGCGTGACACGTTGCAGGATGTCGGCGATATCGCTGCAGCACAAGCCAGCGGCCATATCGTCAAGCTCGGCACGGATCTGGAAGATCTCGCCGGCGCCTCGGAAAAATCCGCCGAGGCAACGCGTGCCGAGGGCGATGCGCACGCAGCCGCGGCACCGAAGATAGAGCAGCATGCGGCCGCGACCGACAAGTATGCAGAGGCGCAGGAGCGCTTCGCGCAGGCAGAGCGCGACGCGACGGTCGAGCTGCCGAATATGGCGGTGCGATTCGGTCAGGCATCAACGGCCGTGCAGGGTTTCGCGCAGGAGCTTGATGCCGCTTCGAAGACGTCGGCAACGTTCAAGGACAAGAGCGGCGGCGTTATCGACGGCGTGGACGCAATCAAGACTGCGATGGACAAGCTGCACCTGAGCAGTCAGCAGGTGCTGCAGCAGACGGCCAAGGACTTCGCGACATTCTTCGCGACCGTCGACCAGGGCTCCGCGAATACCGCGGCGGGCCTGGCCGATCGGCAAAACGCGTTCCTCGCTTACGCGAAAGCCGCCCTCGCTGCATCCGCCCAGGCCGACGAAGGCACGCGCGCGACGATCGAGGCGCAGCTCGAGCAGAAGGCCTCCGTCCTCGGCGTCACCGAGGCGCTCGCGGATCTCGAGAAGCAATCCGACTCGAGTCAGGCGGCGCTCGTCAGCGATGCGAATCGCGGTGCGGATGCGCTCAACAAAGAACTGGATGCCGCGGATCGCCTTGCCGGTAAGCTGCATGGCGGCTCGGGTTCCGTATCTGATTCCGCCGATCAAGCCGGAAATTCAATAAAGGGCGTCGCGGTAGATACGTCGCATGCCTACGACGAGATGGGCAAGCTCGTGCAGGAAATGGCGAGCATGCGCGCTGGCTTCGCGGCGATTTCCGACGCTGCGGCCAAGGCATTCGATAAACGCGTACTCCAAGATTTCAACGACGAGTTCGACGATACCGGCATCGGCCTAGCGAAATATGCCGGTGCGCTTGCCGATGCATTCCAGCAGACGAATACCGATATCGTCACGCAGCGCACCGAGCTCGCGGGGATGATCGACAACATCAACACGCTCGGCGACGTCGCCTCAAGAAACTTCGGCGGCTTCGGCCGCGACGCCGCGACGGCCGCCGCGCGCATGCAGCAGCTTTCCGCGCAGATCACACAAGGTAACTATGACGCTGGACTGCTGGGACAGCAGGAGCTGCAGCCGCTGCAGGCGGCGCTAGATGCTGCGCGGGCGAAGGTGCAGGCGCTCGCACAGGATGCGCTCGAGGCGAAGGCCAAGCTCGTCGACATGGCGAAGCAAGTGCACGACTCGCTGCTGCAGGCGCAGGGCGACGAGCGCGCGCTCGAGGACGAGCGGCACCAGCAGCAGCTCGCCGACCTGCAGGCTGCGGCGCAAGCTGCCGGCGATCTCAACGACGCCAACTATACGAAGGCCGTCAACGACGAAAACACGCTGCACAACCTGAAGCTGAAAGATCTCGAGGCGCAGCAAAAGCAGCAACAGCAGGCGGCAGCGCCGCCGCAGTCGGCGCCCCCGCCTGGTTCTGGCTCAGGGATCGGCAATATCAGTGTGGCGACGCCTTCGCCCGTCAATGGCGGTTCGCAATTCACGTCGCCTGTCGGTGGCGGCGCGCCAGGCGCTGGCATTACGCACCAGGTCACGATCAACCTCGGCGAGATTTCATCGACGGTCTATGCCGATCAGGCAAACGCCGATGCGCTTGTGCGCGCGCTCGCGCAGGGCCGCAACAATTCGATCATCGGGCACTGACGAATGCCGACCTTCCAGGACATCACGCTCGTCTCCGGCGCGACAACGGTCACGTTGCCAGGCCAGATGGTTTGGACCGATCGTCGCGCGTACAACCTCGTCGCGCAACAGCGTGACTTTGGCGCGAACGGTGCGCAGATCATCGAGGAATGGCAGCAGCAGGGCGGCTACCCGATCACGCTCGTCGCCGGCGGCGCAGGCGATACGTGGATCACGGAATCGGTCGTCGATGCGCTTCGCGCACTCGCCGCCGCACCGCTCACGGCGCCGATGACGCTGACCTACAACGACGGATCCACCTATAGCGTGCGCTTTCGCTACACCGATGGCATCGCCGTCGACGCTCAGATGATCCGTCCGCAGTATCCGTCCGATTCCAGCGAGCTGCTCTCGCAGGCGTATTCGCTCACCCTTCGACTTCTGCAGGCCTCCGCATGACCGCTCTCAACGTCGCACTGCTCGCCACGCAACGCCTCAGCGATGCCGCCAATGGCGGCGGCGAGATGACGAGCAACATCATTCCGGACAACCAGGCCGACAACCTGTTCCTCGACATCAGCCGCGAGGATCACACCGCCGGGCGAGTAAACCTGCGCAAGGCCATGATGATGGCGCTGAGCGCGGACACGAAGGTCTACCTCGGCGCGCACGCGATCATCTCGGCGCCGCCGGCCGACGCGGACGTTTCCGTCTGCATGTTCGATCCCGGCGGCACAGACGCCTGGACGAACGTGCGCACCGACGCGCGAGACTTCATCGAATCCTACCTGGTGCAAGGCCCGGCGATGCAGTGCTGGCTCTACGGCACGCACGTCGCCGGCCAGCGGTCAATCCTGATCTTCCAGAAGCCGGACCGGCCGTTGCCGTCGATCGGCGACACGATCGTTCTGGACGACACGACCACGGATCCCGAGGACATCCAATTCCTGCGCATCGCGTCGATCCACGACCGCGGCGTGCAGACATTCACCGATAGTGTCGGCGATTTTTCGCTGCGTGTTATCACAGTAGACATCAGCGCGCCGCTCGCCTTTCGATTCGCCGGAGCGCAACCTCAACGCTATAGCACACCGCCATCGCCGACGCTGATCTGTCAGACCACCGTCGCGGATGCGGCCAAGTATTACGGCGTGACGAAACCGACGCTCGACATCGACGCCGGCAGCGTCGACGCGACCGTCGATAGCATTTTCGGCCAGCTGGTTCCGGCGACACAGTCGGAAGTCCCGATTACCGATGCCAGCCCGCAGGGCGTCCAGGCGATCGTTCCCGCCGGGCCGTCTCAGGTTTCTTTGGCAGCGTGGTCCTTTACATCGTCCGCAAGAACCTGGAACACAGAGCGCGCGATGGCGCCTGGAACGGTGAAGGTCGCCGTAATGGTTGGCGGTTCCATATCCGCCATCGTCGCCATCGATGACGGCGCCGGCATCATGCATGCCGGCACGACGACGACCGGCACGCAGGTCGGAACGGTCGACTACAACGGCTCGGTCACACTCACCACAAATGTTACGGGCGGCGCCGAAGGCGCGATCTTCGCAATACCGGCGGCCGTTGTTACGCAGTCCCCGTACACGAAGCAGCAGCCAGTCACCGAAGGCACGCGCGGCTACGTTTACGTCGACACGCTCGATCCGGTCCCGAATCCTGGCAGCCTGGTAGTCAGCTACCGCTCGCAAGGCAGCTGGTATGACCTGACCGATGACGGCAGCGGCACTCTGGCCGGCGCGACGGGCGCCGGCACCGGCGTCGTTCGCTTCGATTCCGGTTCGGTCAACGTCACGCTCGGCGCGCTGCCGGACATCGGCAGCAACGTCATTTTCGCGTGGGGCCAGGCGGTGCAGTACGACATCCGCACGGCCGACGTCGACATCCAGATACCGGCCGTCAGCCTGACTCTGAGCCAGCCGGCGAAGCCGAGCAGTATCACGATCACCTACGTTGTCGGCGTCACCACGAAGACGATCGCCGACGACGGCAGCGGCGGCCTGAATGGCGACGGCACCGGCACCGTGGTCTATGGCGCCGGCATTTTGACGTTCCGGCCGACCGCGCTGCCTAGCTCGATCACCGGCTTCGCGGTCGCCTACGACAACAACCCGCAGACCGTACAGAACCTCACGCCAAGCAAGAGCGGCAGCACCATCAGCTTCACGCTCAGTGCCGCGCCGATCGCGCCGAGGTCAGTGCTGATCAGGTACAACATAGTTGCGCCTTCAACGTATCTGACTCTATTCGGCGGCAATCCGAACATCGCACGCACGATCCTCGACGATGGCGCCGGCGGACTGGTCGCTGAAATATCTCCTGGATCCTTTAGCACGATCGTCGGCAGCGTCAATTACACGACCGGAGTCGTGTCGTTCAATCCAGATCTTTCAGCGATCCTTTCGACGCCTGTCTATCAGACCTTTACGCAGACGGTCTACGATTCCGGCTCTCACAGCGGGCCGCCGCCGACGCACACTGTCACGTACACGCAGATGGTCGGCTGGACAAATTCAACCGTCACCGCCCCCTTCGTCGACGGCAGCGCCGTCACGGTTGCTTCGACCGCCGCATCGGCTAGCAGTTCGGCGCAGAGCGAGAATTTCCCGGCGCCGGGCATCAAGATCGACCTGACGCCGACGACCGTCGAGCCGATCGTTCCCGGCTCGATCCTGTTCACCTACGCGGGTAATGACTATATCGACCGATCGGGAATCCTCTACCGATCGTTCTCTCCTACAACCGCCGCAGCAGTCAACGCCGGAACCGTGGACTACATCACCGGCCACGCCACTATTACGGACTGGACGACCGCGGGGGCGCAGACGCTTACGGTCAAATCCTTGCTCGCAGAGCACGGCGTCAACCCGATCGCATTCCTGACTTCGCGCGTGCCTGGTCCGTCCGTTCGGCCGGCGAGTTTCAGCATCAGGGCTAATCGAAAGTCAGACGGCGCGCTGATCACGGCAACGGCTGACATCAATGGTGATTGGTCGACGGCCGACATGACCGGCCGCATCGAAACGTCGACCGGGTTCTATACCGTGCAGTTCGGTCAAACAGTGGCGGATTCTTCATTTGACTGGCTGATCGGATCGACTTACACGCCGGGCGATCTCAAGCGCAAGTCTGGCATCTTCTACGATTGCATCGCCACAACGACCGGCGATGACCCTTCGACCGATGCCGGCGTGCACTGGAAGGTATCCTCGCAACCGTGGTACGACTCCGACAATATCGACGGCAGCGGTAACATCTGGTGGCCGAACGAGGCGCTGGCCGGAACTGTCCGCTATTCCTGCGTCGTCGATTCGTTCCTGCCGTTGGATCCGGCAATCCTGGGTATCGACCCTGTTCGCCTTCCGCTCGATGGACGCGTGCCGATCACGCGTGCCGGCGACACGCTGGTCTTCCGCGAGCCGCTCACCTACACGCTGACGAATCCGCTCGTCGCCAGTCACACGTATTCGCTGCCGCGCGATGGCCTCGAGGACGTCGTTCTCTACGACCAGCTCGGCGTCGCTGTCGACACGGCAAATTACACCACCGATCCGACCGCCGGAACTGTCACCACAACGTCCGGCATGGACCTGAGCTCGTACACGCAGCCGATCGTTGCCGTGCATACGCGCGCTGACATGGTGCTTTGCGTAGACGCGCAGATCACCGGACAGATCTCCTGGAACCGTCCGCTGACGAACGCCTATCCGGCCGCCTCGAGCTACGTGAGCAGCGCGCTCATCGCCGGCGATCTGCAAGCGCAGTATTCCAACCTGTTCACGCAGGTCACCTGGAACCTGCATCCGGCGACACTGTGGGAAGACGTCGTCCAGGGCACGAACACGACCGCCGCCTTCGACGACGTCACCTATCCGATCGAAGTCATTGACCGCGATTGCATCACGCAGCGATGGGCGCTGATCTTCACCAGCGCCACGGCATTCAACATTGTTGGAGAGCACAAGGGCGTCATCGCCACCGGCAACACGTCGACGAACGTCGCGCCGATCAATGGCGCGACCGGCAATCCGTACTTCGTGATCAATCATCTCGGGTTCGGCGGCGGCTGGTCGACCGGTAACGCCATCCGGTTCAACACGACCGGCGCCGGCAAGCCGATCTGGTTCGCGCGCACGACGCTCGCCGGCGCGGCCGTGAGCACCGAGGACAAGTTCTCGACTCAGCTGCGTTGGGACGAGTAAATGCCTAGCTCGAGTACCTTCCCGGTATCGCTGGATAGTTTCAGCGATCCGACAAGCACCACGCGGACCGACACAGGCATCCCGCATGGTGCGCTGCACGCGCTCGAGAATGATGCGATCGCCGCACTCGAGGCGAAAGTCGGCATCGACGGCAGCACGGATCACGCCTCGATCGACTGGAAGCTTGGCGACGCGCGCTCGCGCCTGACGACGGTCGAAGCAGATATCTCGACCAATGCTTCGGACATCACGACCGAGGCGGCCGCGCGAGCTGCGGCCGATTCGACGATCAATTCGACGCTCGCGACGAAAGCCGATCTCGTCAGCGGCAAGGTGCCGAGCAGCCAGCTCCCTGCCTACGTCGACGACGTCGTCGAATATGCGAACTTCGCCGGGCTGCCTGGAACGGGCTCGACCGGCATCATCTACGTCACGCTCGACACGAACTACGAATACCGCTGGTCTGGCAGCACCTACGTGCGGCTCGTCGCCTCGCCTGGCAGCACCGACGATGTCGCCGAGGGCACGACGAACCTCTACTTCACGGCCGCGCGTGTGCTCGCCGTCGTGCTCACCGGGATCTCGCTCGCGACCAATGCCGCGATCACGGCGACCGATACCATCCTGGTCGCGCTCGGCAAGCTGCAGAAGCAGATCACCGATCTGATCACTACCGTTTCCGGCAAGGTCGACAATACGACGACGGTCAACGGCCACGCGCTGAGCAGCAACGTCACCGTCACGAAGGGCGACGTCGGCCTCGGCAACTGCGACAACACCAGCGATGCGAACAAGCCTGTCAGCACCGCGCAGGCCGCAGCAGACGCCGCAGTGGCCTCTGCGGCCGCCAGCGATGCCACGACTAAGGCGAACGCCGCCCAGGCCGCCGCGATCGCGTCGGCGCAGTCCTATACCGACACCGCCGTGATCGGCCTGCTCGAGTTCAAGGGTACGACGAACTGCAGCGGCAATCCGAACTATCCGGCGGCGAACAAGGGCGACGCCTACATCGTTTCGGCCGCCGGCAAGATTGGCGGCGCGAGCGGCACGAGCGTCGATATCGGCGACTGGTACGTCGCGGAGGCGGATAACGCGGGCGGCACTGAGGCTAGCGTTGGCAGCTCGTGGGGGCATATCGAGCACAACCTGGTCGGCGCGCTGCTCGCGTCGAACAACCTTTCGGATCTGGGGAATGCTGGGACCGCGCGCTCGAACCTCGGCGTGCCGTCCGGCAGCGGCAGCAGCACCGGCACGAACACCGGCGACCAAACGAACATCAGCGGCAACGCCGTGACGGCGACTGCGCTGCAGACGCCGCGGAACATCAACGGCCAGCCGTTCGATGGCACGGCTGACATCACGATCGCCGCCGGCGGCGGCAGTGGCGGATCAATATCGATTTACTTTGCGTAGGAGCAAGCGATGACCACGAGCGTTAATACATCGCAAACACTGTCGAAGATCGGCTATGCGGGAAGCTGCAAGCTCCAGGCAGCCAATACTGCAACAGACGGCACGGGCACGCTTGATGCGGCTGGAACGGCGACGACGACGACAGGCCATATGGGCACGCTGGCCAGCGGCGGCGCGGCTGGCAAACGCATAGAGCGCGTCCGGTTCATGGCCGAGGGCACGAACGTGGCCACCGTCTGCAGGCTGTTTTTGAATAACGGCAGCAGCAATGGCACTGCGGGGAACAATACGCTAATCGCTGAAATCGCTTTACCTGCGACGACGGCCAGCAACAGTTCGCCGATCAATTCGACGGTCAAGGAGTTGCCGACATCGCCACTCGATACCCAATATGACATGACGATCTTCCCGATCGTTATCCCGCCGAGCTATGTGCTCATGGCGTGTCTCGGGACCGCCGTCGCCTCCTTTTGGGACGTGACGGCTACCGGAGGGGATATCAGTGCTTCCGCTTGATATTGGAGGCTTTCCGGCGCGCGGCGTGCCGGTGATCGTCAATCCGGCAACGGGCTTCCCTTTCGGCCTGTTCCATCGCGTCGACGAGGTCGTTGCAGGAAACCTCGACCAGTCATTCACTTTGGGCGCGGTTCCTTATCAGAACGGCCTCACGATCACGCGCATTCGTTCCGGTGTCGCGTATCGAATGAGGCTCACCACCGACTATACGATCTCCGGCGTCAATGTGACGCTCACCTCTGGCGCGACAGCGCTGGACGTTTATGTGTTCGACCTATGGACGGCTACGCCGAACCCGGCCGCCGCATCAAACCCGAACCCCGTCGATCCGCTATTCGCGAACGTCACCTCGTTGCTTCACCTCGATGGCGCGAACAATGCCACGACCACGACGGACGTTATCGTCGCGAGCACTTGGACCTTCACCGCTGCGGCAAAACTTGCAACTGCCTGGTCGAAGTTCGGGGCGAGCTCGCTTTTCCTGGACACCGGCGGTTACATTGGATCGAATAGTCACGCAAATTTCGGCTTTGGCTCCGGCGACTATTGCGTCGAGATGTTCACGAATTTGGGTTCGCAGGGCGGCGGCGGGATATCGCGCGTGCTTTACGAAGGGCGTGGCGGCGGGGCGACAGGCATTGTGCTTTATAGCACCGTTGGTGGCGATTCCAAGCTGCAAGCATGGAGCAATTCCAGCCTGATCATCGCGTCGAGCGCGCAAACGTATTCGGCTGGCGATCACATTGCTCTTTACCGCGCCAGCGGAATCATCTACATCGCGAAAAATGGCGTTGTCGTTGCGACCGCCGCTGACTCGCGGACGTATTCATCAACCGCTACGGCTGTTTTCGGCGGCAACCCAACCCCCCAATACGAAACCGGATACCTGGACGAGATCCGAATAACGAAGGGGAATGCGCGTTATTCGACCAGCGGATTTACGCCGCCGTCAGCATCGTTCCCGAATCACTAAAATGGGCCAGCTCTACGACAGCGCTGCGATCTACGACTGGGACGGCACCTACGACGGTGGCGTCGACATGCCGATCGGTCCGCCAGGCTTTGGCACCGTCACGCGCGGGCCGTGGAATGGTGGAACGTTGACGCAATCGCTGCAGCGCGCACCATTCGGCGAGGCCGACCCGATCGAGGCGGTCATCAGGTTTACCGGCACCGCCGCGGCGCCGATGTTCTACGACGCGCGCGTGCCCTGGGGCGAGGCGATCGCGCACGAGTCCAACGTGCGCATCGTCTATGGTGATGGCAGCCCGCGCGAGCGCGTAGTCCGCGGTAAGTGGCGCAAGGCAATCCCGAAGGAAACGGTCACGCGGATCCGCTGGCTCAAGGCGCAGCGGCTTGTGCAATCCGTATTCGGAATCGAGTGGGGCGTCGCCGACCCGCGCAACGACATCACCGCTATCGTGTGGGGCGTTGGCGAGCCGCATGAACAGATTGAGCATGCGCCGTGGGGCAACGCAACGCCGCGCGAGATCATCGTCCGCATCCGCTGGAAGGCTGGCGCGCAGCACGCCGGCGGTTACACGACTCCCTGGAACAATGTTCCACCACTACCGCCGGGCTCGACCATCGTCATCCCGCCGCGCGAGGTTTATTTCATGATTCCGAGTCTCACCATCATCCGCACGTCCGACAGCGCAGATCTCAACGCGATCGATTGCCAGCTGCGCTACGACATCTCGAGCTACGCGTGGACTTTCCAGGCGAACATTCCGCGCGCGTCACTCGCGCTGGTCGATCCGAAGACGCATGACGAGCCAGTGCTGGTGCAGATCAGCGTCAATGGCTATCTGTTCAATGTGATCGTCGAGGCCTATACCGACAGCCGCAAGTTCGGCGTCTCGAGTGTGCAGATTACCGGCAGGTCGCGCTCGGCACTTCTCGGGCCGCCCTATGCGCCGCTCACGACGTTCACCGAGACGAGCAGCAAGGATGCCAGCCAGCTGGCCACCGACGCGCTCGCCGACACCGGCTGGACACTGATCTGGAACGCACCGGACTGGCTGGTGCCCGGTAGCACTTTCACCTACGCCGACAAGACGCCGATCGAGGCGGTCGCCCAGGTAGTCAATTCCATCGGCGCCGTGCTGTATTGCGATCCGGAAGAACTGACGCTCACGGTGAATCCAATGTATCCGACAAGCCCCTGGGCATGGGGTGACGCGACACCGTTCGCCAGCATCCCGAACGCCTTCTGGACGAACATCGACGGCCAATGGGAAGGGCAAGGAGCACCGGACTACAACGGGGTATATGTGAGTGGTCAGAACGGCGGCGTCGTCGGCCTGGTGAAGCTGACGGGCACGGACGGTGCGAAGCAGCTGCCTGCGGTGAATGACCCGCTGATCACGGATATCGACGCCGGACGCGAGCGCGGCCGCATCGAGATAGCCAAGGGCACGAAGCAGAAAACAGAGACGGTCAGTATGCCGGTCCTGCCGGCGCCAGCGAGCGATGTGAACCCTGGGATCATTCCGCCAGGCACGTTGCTCGAGATCGACGATATAGACGGTTCAACTTGGCGCGGTCAGGCGATGAGCGTCGAGATCAACGCGCAACGCTCTAGCGGGTTCTCTGTTCGGCAGCTCTTGCCGATTGAGCGGCACGCATGACCGTCCGGCTTTGGGAACAGTTCGCCGGCCTGATCGCGCGAGCGCCGTTGCGCATCGGTACAGTGACGGCCGTCAACTCAGGCACAGTTACCGTAACGCTGAGCAATGGCGGCACATTCGTCGCACGCGGATCCGCCAGCGTCGACGACGTCGTCTTCATTCAAGACGGTGAAGTGCGATCGCAGGTGAGCGGGTTGACGCCGTTCGCGGATCAGGACGTTTAGAACAAAAAGACGAGCGACCGGCGCGAGTGTTGAAGCACACGCGACGGCCGCCGAACCGCGAATACGCGCGGACCAGCCGAGGCTCGCCACTCCGCGCGCGGAGCCGGCGCAGCCTACACCGAGGTCTGCAGCAATGGAAAGCGTCCCGATCATCCCCTGGCTCGGCGGTAAGCGCCGCCTTGCCGATCGCCTGCTCAAGTTATTCCCGCCGCATGATTGCTATGTCGAAGCGTTCGCCGGCGGCGCGGCTCTGTTTTTCCTGCGGCCGTTGCCTGCCAAAGCCGAGATCCTCAACGATGCGAATGGCGACCTGGTCAACCTCTATCGCTGCGTGCAGCATCACCTCGAGGAGTTCGTGCGGCAGTTCAAATGGGCGCTCAGCTCGAGGCAGATGTTCAAATGGCTGCAGGACACGCGGCCGGAAACGTTGACCGATATCCAGCGAGCGGCGCGCCTGTTCTATCTGCAGCATCACGCTTTTGGCGGCAAGGTCACCGGCCAGGCCTTCGGCACGGCGACGACGTCGCCGACCGTCAACTTGCTGCGCATCGAGGAGACGCTGAGCGCGGCGCATTTGCGCCTCGCCGGCGTGACGATCGAGCACGCGCATTGGCTTGAATGCGTGCAGCGCTACGATCGCGCGCACACATTGCATTACCTCGATCCGCCTTATTGGGAGACGGAAGGGTATGGCCTGCCGTGGGAATTTGCCGAATACGAGCGCATGGCCGAGTTTGCGCGCAAGGCGAAGGGCAGGGTGATGATCTCGATCAATGACCATGCAGCGATTCGGACGGTGTTCGATGGGCTGCACCTAGAGCGAACGGAACTGCGCTATTCGGTCGGCAAGGTCGAGACTGATGCCCGTGTGGCGGCGGGCGAATTGATCCTTACGAACTGGAAACCGGAGCTCATGGGCGGGCTGTTCTGA